GCTGAACCTGATTTTAAAGAATATGACTTTCAAGCTTTAAAAGAATGGTGTGGTTTAACTTTAGATGATAATCAAAAAAATAAACCATGGTATTGGATATTAAGAAGAAATTTTAAACCAAGACAAGTTAGACATTTTATTAGGTTGCTAAGAAGATATGGTCAAAAAGAATTAGATAAAGATCCATTAATAACTATTGATACTATCCATTCTGTAAAAGGAGGAGAAGCGAATCATGTTGTATTATATGGTAAGGGCAATTATCCATCAGATTATTCAAATAAAAATAAACAGGAAAAAAGTGATGAACGCAAAGTTTGGTATACAGGAGCTACAAGAGCAAGAAAAACTTTACATTTGTTGAGATCTGATTATAAATTCAACTATCCTATTGGACAAGATTATTTAGTTTACATACAGGAGAAAAATGACAAATAAAGATATGTTTGATGAAGCCTTTCCAAACGATAAACAAATAGGAGGATCACATTATAAAAAATTTGTTATTCAACCTTGGACATTTATCAGAAAAAATAATCTTAATCCATTACAAGCAAATATAATCAAATATGTTTGTAGATATTTACTTAAAGGCAATCCCTTACAAGACTTAGAAAAAATAAAACATTATTGCGATTTAGAAATAGAACATCTTAAAAATAAAAGAGATGAAAAAAAACAAAAAAATTAAATGCTCAAAATGAAATTTATTATTGTGCTCCTTGCTATGTTAATAAGTTTATCAGGATGCGTAAAAGATTACGACTTTAACCCAGCAACCACAGTGGTAAGGATGATGATACAAGGATCTGAATGAGTAATGGACTGCAACTAACTTTGACTTTTAAAAAATCTATGTGGAATACTCCAATTGAATATAAAGATCTTTCTCAATATAAAGAAATTGCAATTGATTTAGAAACACGAGATGAAGGACTTAATAATAAATTAGGTGCAGGTTGGGCTCTCGGTAAGGGCGAGATAGTTGGTTTTGCAGTAGCAGTTGAGGGTTGGAAAGGTTATTTTCCTTTTGCACATTTAGGTGGTGGTAATATGATACCTGAACAGGTTAAGAGATACATGAAAGATGTCTGTGCTTTACCATCAACAAAGATTTTTCATAACGCACAATACGATGTAGGATGGTTAGAGGCATCAGGTATAAAGGTAAATGGACCAATAGTTGATACGATGATAGCTGCAGCTTTAATAGATGAGAATAGATTTTCTTATTCATTAAATACTTTGTCTGTAGATTATTTAAATGAGATAAAAGCAGAAACAGAATTGAGGGAGGCAGCAGCAGCTCATGGTATTGATCCAAAAGCAGAAATGTGGAAGTTACCTGCAGAACATGTTGGGTACTATGCAGAACAAGATGCAGAATTAACTTTAAAATTATGGCAGAGATTCAAACAAGAAATAGCCACACAAAGTTTGACTACTGTTTGGGAGATGGAGCAGCAATTGCTTCCGATCCTAATAAAAATGCGTCAGCGAGGAGTGAAAGTCCAAGTGGAAAGAGCTGAAGAATTACAAAAAGAAATGATGACCCAAGAAAAAGAAATACTAAAGGCCATAAAAAAAGAATCAGGAATAGAAGTAGACATTTGGGCATCACGCCAGATTGCCAAAGCTTTTGACAAACTGAAGTTAGATTACCCGCGAACCGAAAAAACAAAAGAACCTTCCTTTACACAAAATTGGTTGATTAATAATAAAAACAAAATAGCACAACTTATAGTTAGCGCAAGAGAGATAAATAAATTTCATGGAACTTTTTTATCATCCATTATGCGATACCAAGTAAATGGAAGAATTCACGGAGAGATAAATCAATTAAGGGGAGATAATGGCGGAACAGTCTCTGGTAGATTAAGCATGAGTAATCCTAATCTGCAACAAGTACCGGCAAGAAATAAAGACTTTGGTCCAAAAATAAGAAGTTTATTTATACCTGAGGAGGGGTATAAATGGGGAAGTTTTGATTATTCGCAGCAAGAACCTAGAATGACAGTGCATTATGCTGCATCAATTGGAGATGGTTATGAGGGATCTAATGAATTGGTAGAGGCTTATCAAAATGCAAGTGCAGATTTTCATCAAACTGTTGCAGATCTTGTGGGTATTGAAAGAACACAAGCTAAAACAATTGGTTTAGGACTGATGTATGGAATGGGTAAAAATAAGTTAGCTATTTCTCTTGGAGTTACCAAAGATGAGGCAGATGAATTAATAGTTAAGTATAATAAAAAAGTACCATTTATAAAAAAATTATCAGATAGATGTAAATACGCAGCAGATGAAAAAGGTGTTATTAGGACTAAAAAAGGCAGGAAGTGTAGGTTTGATTTATGGGAGACTAGAGATTTTGGTTTACATATTGCAGAGAAATATGAAGATGCAGTGGCTAAATACGGTAAGGATAATATTAAAAGAGCTTATACCTATAAAGCTTTAAACAGGCTAATCCAAGGAAGTTCTGCAGATCAAACTAAACAGTCAATGTTGGATTGTTACAACGCCGGACATTTACCAATGTTACAGATACATGATGAATTATGTTTTAATGTTAAAGATGATAACCATGCACAACAAATAAAAAATATAATGCAAGAATCTATTAAGTTTAAAGTACCTAGTGTTGTAGAATATGGACTTGGAGAAAGTTGGGGAGATGCAAAATAAAAACTTACCACATGACAATAAAGATTTAATTGCATATGCAGCAGGTCTTTTTGATGGAGAAGGTAATATTAATTATGCTCAATATAAATGTAAAAACCCTAATGGAAAGACATATTTAAAATGGAATGTTGCTATGGAAGTGGCCATGGCAGATCTAGACTGTGTTAAAAATTTTTATGATATTGTAAAAGTTGGTACAATACATTTCAAAGGAATTGCTAAAGGTTCACTAAATAGAAAAAATCAATGGCGTTGGCGATGTTCACATCGAAAAGCTTATCACTTAGCAAAATTATTTATACCTTATTCAACTAGCAAAAGAGAAAAATTATTTAAAATTATTAATCACTATGAATTTAAAAAGCCGACAGAAGCCCTAGGTAAAAAGTTTCCTTTTTTAAAAATTAAGAAAAATTAACCAGTTGCAGCTAAATTTTCTTGTACATCTTGATATTTGATCGCATTTCTTTTTGATCTAATATCTCTTTCTATTTTAAGCATATCAACTGTACAAAGACCTTTGTCTAAAAAATCAGTCGACCACTTATTCTCAAGTTGTTTTAATTCTTTTAACAACTTTATCTTTTCAGGACTCATTTCACTTCCTCATAAGTTATGTGAACCCTTTTGTTTCCAGTGAAACCATCATCGATTATTTCAACTAGTCCCTGGTTCACTTTTTCTGACAACTCTAGAGCTGCAGTTTTAAAGTCAGGACCATGAATAATTTCATCTAAAGCCTGACCTCCCATACATGCTCTGATACGATAAGCTGTCATAAGATATTATAAGATATATCAAAGGATTCGTCAACATTGTAGCCCTCTGAATCTATAGCCATGCACTGCACTCTATATTCATCTAAAAAACCACCTAATTCCTCTACTTTGGCTTTGTGTTTTTTACCTATTTCTATTGCCATCTGTCTACATGTAGTTGCATCAGAAACATTCATGTCCATATATTGTGAACATTGAGTGCCTACATCTGGAAAATTCCAACATATAGTTCCTAATAAAATAAACTTTATTATCATGTTGAATTTATATTGTTACACGCAAATTTTGTATAGATCCCATGTTTATTTACATTATCATTACCTATTTCTTCAATTTTTTCAATCGATTTTTGATAACCTGCTAATTGACAATTATATAAATCCTCATACACATCTGGAAAAATGTGTGGTTGTATACAGGTTGCATCCACTAAGGAACATAATGTAATTGTTAATATGTATTTCATAATTTCCTTGACCTTTATTTTAGATCCCATATATTTAAGATTAGATGAAAAATAAAAAAAGTAAAAGTCTTGTACTTGATAGTATCATGACTGATCTTGATAAACAATTAGCAGCAGTGCCGACATATGATTTTGATGGAAGTCCAATCGAGGACTCCCTGCATTTTGAAATGTTAGTGGATGGTATAGCTGGCGTACATTTCATCGATAGTATAAATAGAAAACACTATCCTATAAACAAAACAATTGCGACGATTTTGATTGAAGATGAATTAGAATGTCGTAAATTAGAACCAACAAAAGAGGACATAAACCATGACAATAAAAAAGACAATTAAATTTACGACTAGTAGTAAAACATTACCACCAACAAGTAGTTCACATG